GGAGCTACAGTTAATGCCTGCCGGAAGGAGGCGAGGACTTATGCGGCGCTGTCAGTAATGGCGCCTGTTGAAGCGCCTGTTGTCTGTCTTGCGCGTGTTGGTGCCGGGCCTGGGGCTGGCTAGCTCCTCCTAGGCCCGGCACTTTGCTATCTAAGAGTATAGAAAGCAGTAGGATGCCAGCCCGCGCTCCAGTGGTGATAACCGACCTGGGTTCCGGATTCAAGCGCGCCGAATGTTGTTCCTGGCCAGGCATACAGCTCGACATGGCCGGTTCCGAAGAATGCCAGATCGCCGGCATGCGGTGTTGTAGTGGGCGTCAGAACCGGACTCGCGAGCATGGCATAAGTGTCACGGCCAATGTCGACTCCCTGGTGTAGGTATGCCTCATAGACCAGCCCGGAGCAGTCATAGCCTGGGCCTGTGCCTCCGTACAGATACCAGGCTCCTTGCTGGCTCAGCGCCCAGTCATAAGCGCCAGTGACGACGCTAGCGCTGTGCTCGGCTGCGTATGCCTCGCCCGGAGCCGGCCAGGAGGAGAACCCCAGCACCAGCAGTCCGGCGAACAGCATGCCGATTACGAACTTCTTCATCATACCCCGCAATCTGGTGCAGTAGTCCATGGCTCCCAGTTCGTACCGCCATGGCTTAGCCAGACCGCAGCCCGCGCGTTACCAAGTGGGTCGTAGGTCGCGTCTCCGTTGACCGGATTGATTTGCCAGTATCCCTCTTCCCCGACGGAGCCAGTAGCGTACTGATTCCCGCCAGATTCGTGCTCGGCTATGCATGCGGCGGTGGGTGCCGCCATAGCGCTGCCACCTGCCGATTCCCACAGTGCCTCCAGACCTGAGTAGCTAAGGCTGCCTCCTAGCCCAGAGTGCGGGACCATTGCCGCTCCTACTTCCTTGTAATGGCGGGGTGGAGGAGGGGCTGGATCCGTCGCGGTAAACGGCTGGGCAGGATCAGCAGTGGATGGGATGGTGAGTACCTGTCCTACTAAGATCAGGTTCGGATTGCTGATCTTGCCACGATTCGCGTTGTAGATTGTAGACCACGAGAATGCATTGCCGTAATACCTACCGGCGAGTGCGCTCAGGGTATCGCCCGGAGCTACGACATGAAACGTGCTTATTGTAGCGGCCGTGAATGTGGCCTGGGTGGTTGCCTCTAAGCTGACCGTCTGTGCTACCTGTGCTGAACTTGCATCTGCATCAGGTGCCATGAATGTAAATACTACCGAGACTGCCCCCAGAATTGCCCCCGGAATTGCATGGTGCATTAGCCTTTCCTTTGTGCGGAGAATCTGCCGAAAAGGCAGCAGGCAATTTGCCTTCCGGGTGACGCTACTAGTGCATGGGCATCGGGCTAAACCACCGCAAAGGTTACCATTCCGTTACCTAACGGCTACCTTCGGCCGGGGATCCGCCGACTCCGTGTCCGCCGGCAAGGTCCGCGCACGCCACCGAGGCTGTCGAGGCGTCGCTGAACCGGGGTCCCCGGTATAAGGGCCTAGGGCTAGCGGCCTCGACCATTGTAGCGATTCTTGCGGAAGAGAAGAGCAGAAGGGGAGGCAGCGTAGCGAGCCCTGAAACGCTGCCTCCCCTTGCCGGTATCGCCCGGTCTGGCGCTCTGCGGCTCGTCGGGTGGGGCCTTATTCGACGCAGAGATTAGGCGCCAGCGTCACCGTTCCTGCGCCAGGGACGAGTATAGCGGCGCACGACGACGGAAGCGGGGTATTCGAGAAAAGCGGAAGGGACGGCCTGCATGCAAACAGGCCGCCCCCAGCTGAAGAACAGAGAATACATCTGGTATTCTCCCTCCAGCCTCTAATATATATATCGATGGAAAAGGCAGAGAGGCAGGACCCTGGAGGACAACTACCTCTCTGCCCCGGAAGGAGAACGACGTCGGCCGCAAGGACCCTCCAGCGTTAACTATACCTGCGGTGGCCCGATGTAGGGGCAGCGACACCGCAGTGTGTAACTAACTGTGCTTTGCGCTCTGCCGAACTTGGCTGCTATTGCTCGCTGTGTCCATCCCTGACTAGCAAGCTGCTGCATTTCACGGGCCTCGTCATCACTCACTCGTGAGAGCGGATGCGCCTCGCCACGTGGGAATTTGTATCCTCTTCCGTCAGTCATCAGCGTGCTCGTGCCCCAGATCGGTACGGAGCAGGTGAAGCTGCCGGTGGAACTTTCGGTAGCAAAGCATGACGTAAGCAGACATCACTCTCGGCTCCAGCCTACTTAGTCCACCAAGAGACTCAAAGTGCCGCAGGTTCATGTGCTTAGCAAATGTCTCGTCGTCCATGTTTCCTGCGGAAGGAACAACGACAATCGTACCCTCCATCATATTGGTCATACCTACCCCTTAATTCATGCCAATATCTACAACTAGGTGTATTTCTTTCTGCCTTACGGCAGCCACGGAGCCTTTCCAAGAAAAATTGCCAAGGCACGTTCTCTTGAGAGTGTTCCGTTATTCATCTGCCTGTACACCCTAGCCATCGCTAGACAGCCCTTACGCTGCCAGCATTGCTGTACGCCTACACGGTGCTTGTACCGTGCCATCAGCTGGTTCATGCCTGGCAGGTTTTCGTCTGAGATCTCAGGCCACACATCATGCCAGGCGATATCCCAGCGAGTGCCCCGTGGCCACTTTATGGTGTAGGCGTCGTCCTGGTGAATTGCAATTCTGTCGTCCGGGATCAGAGGTCCGACGAGCCCAATGACATCCGGGTCTTTCTCTACGACGTCAATGTGACCGATCCCTGAAAACTGAAGTGCTCCGTGGACAACAAGACCTAGCCCGAGACCATTGACCAGTATTCGTTTATCCTTTTGTGCTTCTGATCTGTGTAGCTGACGGAAGAATGGATAGTGCTCTGCGATCTCGGCTCGCGTATCGCTCATCCACAATTTCTTCTCCGGTCCGTCATCTCCCTGGACCGTCTCGACTAGCCTGCGGAATACACCAGAGCCGGTATCGCGTTCCATCCCTTCAAGCTGTATTCTTTCGGCCCTTGTGTTGTTTGGGATCCTGAATGTCTCGATGGCCATCCGGCCGTAAACGGCAGCCGGGTAGTCTACTTGAAACTGGCGCCAGGAATTGTCAGCGTCTAGAATTCTGATGGCTTCTGCTACTGTTATGTACCCACCCATGTCGCCAGCCTGCTCTCTAATCTGGGTCAATGACGAACAGCCGGTCTACCATTACCGGCGTACCGAAGCCAGCGATGCGGTTGCCAATAGCAACAACAACGTCGTGGTTCGTCGCGATTGACTCAATTGTACGCTTCAGCTTGGGCATGGTAAAGCGATTGATGCGGAGGTACACTTCTTCGTCTGTTGTGTCGTAGCAACGTAGCGAGCAGTACTCGAGCAGGTCTGGACGCTTCAGCGTCTTGAGGATATCCTCGGCCTCTTCTCCGGTTCGCGAGCGCCGGTTCTCTACTGCGTCCTGGTAGTTACGCTCCCTGACGATGCCGGCGTAGATGACTCGCGGGCCTTTACCATAGTTAGCGCGGGCATTAGCTCCGTAGGTCTCTTCAACGTACTCGGCCGCTACCTCGGCACCGTTGTGCGTAGGGGTGGGGATCATGCGCTGCTTAGCCACCCAGCTGAGCGCGCGGCGCATACGGGCCTCGGTAGCCTTCAGCCCAAAAGGATCGTGCGCAGTCGCGAATGTCTCCATGCGCTCGCAAGTCTTCGGGCCGATGCCAGGGATGGCCTGGAGGTGTCCCCAGTTGACAATGGTGCCGGGCGGAATAGCGGCCATGTACTCGTCAATGTTAACGGCTGTCTTGTCACCTATGCCCGGTATCTGCGCCCAGCCCGCCACGAGGCCCAGATTCGGAACCGATGTCCAGGTCCTCTTCGAGTAGGCCAGCTTCGGCGGACTCACGGAGATGCCGTGCGATAATGCATCCCGCATGAGCTTGTATTGCTGTTCCTTGTCCGTTGCCTTCGCGAGCGAGGCAGCGTAGAACGGCAGGGGATGGTGCGTCTTCAGCCATGCAGTCCAGAAAGCCAACATTGAGTAACTGATAGCATGTGCAATGTTGAAAGAATACGTTCCAGAGGTTACTAGTCGTTTCCATATCTTATCCGCCAGTTCCGGCTTGATGTTGTGAAGCTGTGCTGCCCCGTCCTGAAATTGAGTGTAGCTCATCTGAAAGGCAGCCTCGCCTAGCTTCTTGGATATAATGCGCCGGATCTGGCCTACGGAGAACCAGTCAAACCCGCCGATCTCTTTCAGAATTCTGAGGATTTGTTCTTGGTAGATGATCTGGCCATAAGTATCACTCGTGACTTGATCCACCAGAGGATGAAGTCGTTCAGGTTTCGCACGACCGTGTCGTACTCCGACATATGCAGCAGTCTGCCCTGAGAAGAGAGGACCTGGTCGGCTGAGCGCATTGATGTCGGCGATGTGACCGAAGTGATCTGGACAGACATCTCTATTGACCAGTCTGGTAGCGCGACCCTCAAACTGGAAGACTCCAGTGACGTCTCCTCTTCTAAATGCATCAATCGTCTCCTTGTCCGTATCGGGAATAGCATATAGGTCTTCAAGAACAAGGCCAGCCATCTCGAGGCACCGTGCAATCATGCCCATTGTCGAAAGGCCAAGGAAGTCCAGCTTCAGTGCGTCAATGTATTCAACGTCATATTTGTCAATACTTAGCACCCGTGTTCCATTGCGCTCGTAAACTGCGCATATGTCCGTCAGCGGACTGTTGGCAACGATGAGTCCGGCCGCGTGAACGGACATACCACGCACGTTCCCTTCCAGCCGAGTCGCCTTCCACAGATCAGGAAATTGGTCAAATATGGCTTTGGCATTAGGGAACATTGCGGCTGTGTCTTCGAGAGAAGTATCAAAGCGTGAGTCTCCACCGGAGCGCTCGATGATGAGATTGCTGATGGCTTCTTTTGCTGAGAACGGAACTCCATAAACTCGCGCAACATCGACAAGAGAATTCTTACCACGATAACGAACAAAATTGCCGATATGTCCCACACAATCAGCTCCATACTTAGATGCCAGATAGTTGTAGACATCCTCGCGCCTCTCGTCGCTACAGTCAACATCGATGTCCGGTGGGTCGGCCCTAGAAACGTCTAGGAAGCGCTCAAACAGCATCATGGGGTACTTATATGGGTCGATCTCCGTAATCCTCAGGAGCCACGCTACAACGCTGGCAGCGGTGCTTCCCCGGCCAGGCCCGAACGGGATACCGGCGTCCTTGCCCCAGCGCAGGGCGTCCGAGGTGAATAGGAAGAAGTCAGCCAGCTCCTTGTCCAGGATCAGCTTCATTTCGTACTTGACGCGGTCGGCATACCAGTCCTGCTGCTCCTGTGGCCTGGCCCCTACGCGCCGGTACTTCCAGCCAAACCGGAGCCAGGCCCACAACAGCTCTTCGGCAGTCACGGCAGCACCGCATCATAGCCAGCGCGCGCCATCTCCGCGTCGCCCATCCCGGTGTGAAGGGCAAATTGCTCTGTGTCGATCCCGATCTTTGCGAACAACTCTCTGGAATTCCATGGCGGCTTCAGGCCGAGCTTGCCAGCGATCAGCGTCTCGACATCCACTAGGTGGTAGTTGTTAGTGAGGCACCAGCCATGCCGTCGTGCCCAGTACGACAGCATCCGGACATCAAAGTCGATCACGTTGCCGACGATGATTGCACGATCAAACAGCTGCGCAATCTTGGCTGCGACCATCTGTGGATCCGCCCACTCCCTGGGCAGGCGCTTATAGAACCTGCCAACTCCGAGCGCGATTGGGTCAGCCTTCTCCAGGTCCGGCTTGATGAACCACTGATACGGCCTGTCCAGGTAGGAGCCGAGCCATGGGTCACGGACAATCATCCCGATGTCCCATGGCTCGTGGTCCATCCACTCGTACAGGCCAGTGGTCTCCAGGTCAAGGAATATCGTGCGCCTCGGACTATCATCGCTCATGATGCACCTCCAGTTTTCTTACCGCTACATATCCTGTACGCTGTTGAGGAGGCCGCACTTGGTGCACCGAACATAGCCGGAGTCCTGGCCCTTGGCGCTGTATGTATGGGAAATGAGGCATCGCCTGCCCAATACCTTGCGGTCCCTTCCGCACCGGGTACAGACTTGCTTCTGCTCGCCATACTTCTTCTTACCGCTGTTCTTCCAGTCGTGCGAGAACCAGCAGGCTGCCTTACTTACCTTCTTATTCCGCACAGCACCACACGAACACTTCTGCTGCTGAACTCCGCCGTGCATCTGCCTTCCGTAGTTCTTCCATTTGTGAATGTGGTTACGGGTGCTTGAGGCCATCATGTACTCCCATTCGTCTGCTTGGCACCGCATATGTAGTTGCCAAGTCCAGTCTCAGTCCATTCTACTGGAGTCCGGCCGGCAAGCGCTACGTCGATCAGCGGGCAATCTTCAGAGTGGTGAATACATCCACGACACGTATTCCATTGCCAGATTTCGAATTGGCTTCCATTGCAGAAAGCTGGAGGGGAACCGGCAGCCTTATTCCAGAGGTCCTCGAAGCTCATCGCCATGGTTGTAGATCCTGTTCTGAGATAGGGTAGCGGAGCCGGTCTGCCTTGGGAAGCGTCACGTTGCATCGGCTGGCTACCATGACGCTGTTAGCGATAGCCTCGCGTGCAGCCTGTAGGGACAGCCCGGTACGGACTAGCCGGAGCTTTAGGTCATCGTCGCTCTCCGGCAGAGTCAAGGGGACCTCATAGTTCCACTCGCGCATGGCGTCGTCGACACTGTGCTTGCCCCTGTGGACGGAGTGTAGCACGGCCTGCATCTCTCCGTCCTCGGGCCTCGGGTAATGAACGTCGCACGTCACGACGAGACCAACACCAGCTACCTTAGCCATCCGTTCATATGCCGGGTTCATCGCGCACGTCCGCTCCAGCTCATAGAACGGCTGGACTTCTATGAAGTAGTCGTCTCCGAAGATGCCGGCGAACCGTTCGATGACGAGCATTGCTCGCATGTAACCTTCGGCAGCGTCGGCTGGCTCTGGGATTCCCTTTCCTCCAAGTAGCTCGCAAGCGAGCAGAGAGCCTGAGCAGCCGCTGAGTACAATGATGCCTTCGCTGTTAACCAGCAGGCTACTGCCTGACACAGTGGGGTGGTAATAGTAGTCAAGGTATGACTGGGTGACGATTTGGTTAAGGTTTCGGTAGCCATTACTGTCCTTCGCGAGAATGGTCAGATGGTTCTTAAATTGCTGACGGTTGTCGCCTACCGATCCGCAGTAAGCCTCCAGGCCAAATATGGGCTTGATGCCGGCCGCGTTTGCAGCCTTCTCAAGCTGGAAATGGCTCGATACACCTCCGTGCTCGGTTAGCGCGATGGCCGAGTACCCCAGCTCCTTCGCTCGCTCGACATGCTGAGCTGGGGTACCAAATCCATCCCCGAACGAGAACGTGGAATGGTGATGCAGATTAACAAACTCCATTCCTGTCCTCCTTGCGCCACCTGGCTACTGCTCGTTCGGCCTTGCCGATGTAGACATCTGGATCAAGCTCCTTCATTACGCGGAGCCATTCCTCGTCTGTCCATTCAGCAACCGGGATCTGATCCGTCATCTGGCTCGTCTCCATTGCCGGAGCTGTGTCTGCCTGTTTGCCTGTCGGTGTTTTCCCGCCTCCCTATTTCGCGGTTGATATACCAGCGGGCCTTGTGTAGGTCTTCGAGTGCATCGCCCTTCAATCCTGCCCGCCATAGGTACTTGATAGCAGCACCTATGTTGTAGACAAAGTGCTCGACTATGACGATACACTCCACACCGCTCGGATGCTGAGTATAGTGCGGCGGGTGATTCACCAGATCCGTTCCGGTCGTCTTCCCGAAAGTCATCGATCCGCTTCCCCCTGCTCTCCTGCCGGGCATTCATCGCCATGGTTGTAGGCTGCGACGCTGATATCATCTAGATTACGGAATGGGCCTAGCTTTAGACCGCATTCAGGACATATAACGACAACCTCTTGCGGGATGAGTAGCCATTCATGTTCATTCACCAGGCTCGCCTATTTCTGCTGATTCCAGGAACGTCGTGCAGATCGAGGATTTACTGGCAGTTCGTCGTCTTCGTCTTCATGACATGTCTCGCATACCCACCCGTCAACGGAATGGAACACCTCGTCGACCCCGGCTTCAATCGGGTTTCCGCATCCGTCACAGTCCGAATCGAATCTGGCTATCATGGTCCATCACCAGGCTCGCCCCAGTCTCCCCAGCGTTCCTTGTCGGCCCGGAGGTAGAATCCGATGTAGTTGATGAGGTCGATGCCGCTATCGTCATGCCGCTTGCCGTGGATCCAGGCGCGCTCCCACAACCGCATGAACTTCTTGCGACAAACGGCCA